TAGATGTCAACGACATAAGAATGTTTTCAATTAACTGTACAGTGACAAATTTTAATGCTCTTGGTGTAAGCATAACAGAGTTACGTGAGCACTATATTACTTGTTATGAAAACAAAATTAAACATTATAACTTAAGGGAAATAACTAAATTTTCGCATCCTTTAGATGGAGATTGGGCAGGTAATAAACCTGACTTATCTTCTGATGAAGTCATTATAACAAAAATTACTCCCACTACAATACTTGAGGCTTTACCTTGAACGAATTAAGTCTTTTAGGACATAGCTTTGCAATACAAGATGATATTGTTTCTTTTGAAGAAAATAAAATCATTTATAATATGTGCAAAGAGCTAAGAAAAACTTTAGAAAATGGAACGCCAGAAAATTGGGGCACTCAAAACTTTTCAACATTTAGTAATTACTCACCTAGTAAACATAAAAAGTTTAGATTACTTTTTAATAAAATTGAAGAATCAGTAAACTATTTTGCTGAAAGGCATGGGTGTAAAGAAAGTTTAGAAGACGTAGGAAGTTGGGTAAATTTTAATAAAGCTGACGATTATGTAGAAGAACACATACATACTAACTCAAGAGTAAGTGCTATATACTACTGTACTTCACCAGAAGGTTCAGCGCCTACAACCTTTATTTCTCCCTATAAAAATATGATGCCGTTTCCAGAAGAACCAAACTTTGTACATATTGAACCTTTGGAAAGAAGGCTGGTTCTTTTTAGATCGTACATACCCCACGCAGTTGGCAGGGGATTGAATATGAAAGAACGAATAACTTTTGCTGCTAACTATAGATAATAGGCTTTTAAACATATGCTAGGCTTTTCTGCCATATCAGAGACACCTATATCTCAGTCTACTACCAGTGCTGCTGCATTAGGATTTTTACCTACCAGTTTAGTTACACTAACGGCTAGTAGTCTTTTATTTGAAGGTACTGCAAATATAGCAACAAACTCTACTGCAGCTACATTTTCTTTAAATATTGACTTTGATGCAAAGGCTACTTCTAATGTAACAGGTACTGAAGCTACTACAACAGTAAATGACTTTACTTCTGTATTTGGTAAGGCTAACTTTACATTAAGTCCAACTACTGCCGCTTTTACTACAGGTCAAATTTTAGGTACTGGCTTAGCTAACTTTACGATACCCAGTACTACATCTGTATTTAATATAAATAATTTTGCAAGTGTAGAGGCCAAAGCTAATACTAATTTAAGTAGTGTTATTTCTAATGTATCTGCTGAAGATGTTGTAGGTATTGGTGCTGCAAATATAATTTCAAATAGTGTAAGTACTACATCAGTTGTAGATACACTTAGCTTTGATGCAAAAGCTAATTTAACTATAGCTTCAGTACTTAGTAATATTACTGCAAATGATTTTGAAGAAGTAGATGCTAAAGCAAATATAACAATACCATCTGCAACATTTACTAGTTTAGTTAATTCTTTTGCAGACGTAACAGGTAAAGCTACTACAACATTAGATACAAATTTACTGTCTTCTTCTGTTAATATAGACACACCTACTGCAGTAATATTTGATTATGGTCCATACGCAGAACAGTATTCCAAATCTCGTGTACTGTATGTACTAAGTCAAAAATCGCATGGTACTGAATTACGTACTTCTGGTTCTTCTAGTTTAACTACTAGTAATGTAGTTCATGTTCAAGTAGAAGATCGTTCTATTTATATAGGGCGTAGCCCAACTAACAATACTGTTTACATAGCAGCTTAAAGGATAAACAATGTCATACAAATGGCCTGATAAAGATAAAGATGAATTACTTGACTACAATGTTGATTGGTCACGTTTCTTAGGTACAGACACTATTTCTGGTGTTGATTGGTTTATAGATGACGCAAGTAATATTAAAACAGAGGTAAGCCCCGCACAAGTTGTGGACGGGCTACAGTTTGTACAGGCTACAAATACATTAACAGTAGCTACTATTAGGTTAAGTCTAGGTACTAATAATAAAAGATATAAGATTACGTGTAAGATAACTACAGTAGGTGCACTACAGTATGAACGTTCTGTATTTTTACGTGTAAAGGAGAAGTAATATGGCATACGATTATCTTGGATTAGTTAATGATGTAAATCGTAGGCTCAATGAAGTTGAATTAACTTCTTCTAACTTTGCTGCTACTACAGGTTTTTATAGTTTCGCTAAAGACGCAGTAAACTCTTCTATTGGTCATATACAACAAGAAGAGTACGAGTGGCCTTGGAACCATGTGGAAGAAACTGAAGTACTCCTTGCAGGTGAAACACGCTATAGCTATCCTTACGATGTAAAAACAATTAACTTAAATAGTTTTAGAATTAAACGTGACGATACATTATCAACAAATACTATTAAACTTAAAGTACTTAGTTACGAAGAATACCTTGACAAACACGTAGACACTGAGTATAACTCTAGTAATACAGGAACACCACGTTATATAGTACGTGCCCCTAGTCGAGAGTTATTAGTAGTGCCTACTCCTGACAAAGAATATGAGTTAGTTTACGAATATTATACAATGGGATTTGATCTTGAACTACACTCTGATGTACCTAATCTTCCTGAACAGTATCGTTATGTTATTGTAGATGGTGCAATGTACTACGTGTATCAATTTAGAGGTGACATGCAGGCAGCGCAGTTATCTATGCAAAAGTTCACACAGGGAATTAAGCAACTACGTAGCATAAACATAAATCGTACAGAATATGTACGTGACTTGAGAGTACACTTTTAATGGCAACACAATGGCAGACATTTCCTATTGAGTTTAGAGGTGGCCTTATCTCTAATCTTACTGCACTGCAGCAGGGTACTAATGCTGTAGGTTCTGCTACGTTACTACAAAACTTTGAAGTAAATAGAGAAGGTGGTTACTCTAAGTTAAAAGGGTACTCAAAATATAGCACAACAGAAGTTACAGGTAGTGGTACTATATTAGCTCTTAAAGTTATTAGTTCAGGTCGTATTGTAACGGCACGTAAAAATAACAATAATAAAACTCAGTACTATTATGGAACAGGCACTACGTGGTCTAGTCTAGGCGAAAGCGCACTTACCAATGGCGGCAAGGCCAAAAGTATTTTGTATAATTTAGACGGTGATGACAAAGTTATATTTGTAGATGGTACAAATTTTCCTGCTATATATAATACATCAGGTAATACTTTTGATTTCTTTAAAAATGATAGTAGCGGAGATCCTTACGACATTGGAACTAGTGATCCACAGGGTGCCTCAGACATAGCTATATTTAAAAATACTGCTTTTTATGCCAAAGGAAATAATTTATTTTTTACTGCTCCTTTTACAACACATGATTTTAATGTAGCTAATGGTGCAGGAAGTATAAATGTAGCAAACGATATTACAGGGTTAGCAGTTTTTCGTGAACAACTTATTATATTTACTACTGATACAATTAAAAGACTTACTGGAAGTAGTTCCTCAGATTTTCAAGTATCGCCTATTACAGACCGTATTGGTTGTATCAACGGTGATACTATTCAGGAAGTTGGCGGTGATATTATGTATCTCGCCCCTGATGGTATAAGGTTATTAAGTGCAACAGATCGTATTGGTGACTTTGGTTTAGATGTTGCGTCTGATTCTATAGTAAAAGATGCAACTAAATTTTTATCGCAGTCTCCTATTTATTGTTCTGTTGTATTAAAAGAAAAAGCTCAGTATCGTATTTTTTCATACATTGAGTCTGAACAGGTAGAGGCAGCTAAAGGTTTAATAGCAACTAAGTTTATATCTCAGGGTGCTGGTGGATTAGCATGGTCTACAGTCAAAGGTGTAAAAGCTTTTATCGCAGATAGTAGATACACATCTACACTAGAAACTTTAGCGTTTGCTAATAACGATGGTTATATCTATATTATGGAGACAGGTTCAGACTTTAATGGCCTTCCTATAGAAGCTATTTATGAATCTCCATTTATGCCTATATCAGACCCGCAGTTACGTAAAACATTTTATAAGATGACTCTGTACGCAGAGCCTACTGCAAATATGACACTAGACTTAAACATTAAATATGATTTTGCATCAGCTACAGACACAAAAGTAGTTCAGCCTTCTACACTACAAATAGCTAGTACTGGTAGTGAGGTATTCTTTTTTGGCGAGTCTCCCTCAATATTCTATAAACTGGCTGAGTGGAAAACTGAAACAGGATCTACTTCTCCCACAAATGGGCAAACAAGTTTTCTAGTAGAAAAAGTAAAATATAATGTAGGAACAGACGCATCAAGAGTTGTTGTGTATAAAAATGGTCAACTTCAGTCGGGATATAGTGTCTCTACTACCGCAACTACTGAAACCATTAAAGCAGCAGTTGTATCTAATTTTAATAATACAGTCACAACTGTATCCCCCGCCGTTACTGCTGCAGCATATAATACTACTATTGTTTTATCTAGTGGCGTTTTGACAACTGATGCTATAGAAATTTATGTACTACCAGTTAATGGTTCTGTTTCTAATAGTAGTAAATTTGGTGGGGAATTAGATAAAATTTATAATACTAATATTATTGGTTCTGGTAAGACTGTAGCAATAAGGCTAGAAGATTTTTCTACTAACCCTACTTTTACATTAGACACTGCATTATTAGAATACAGCCAAGAAGATAGACAATAAGGAAACAACATGGCAGGTTATACAAGACAAGACACCGCAAACAATATTGCTAATGGTAATGTTATTGATGCTGATGATTTTGACGCAGAATACAATGCTATTGAAGCTGGGTTTAATGCTTCTACAGGACATAAACACGATGGTAGTGCAGGAGAAGGTGCTCCTATTACAAAGGTAGGGCCAAGTCAAGACCTTGTTGTATCACCTAGTAGTGTCTTACCTAAAACAACAAACACATTAGATTTAGGTTCTGGTGGCGCGAAGTTTAAGAATGGTCACTTTGATGGTACTGTAAATACAGATGATCTTACAGTAACAGCAGGCGCTACAATATCAGGAAACGCTACTGTCGGCGGTACACTAGGTGTAACAGGAGCAACAACCTTATCTAGTACCGCAGCTATTACTGGAAACACTACTGTAGGTGGTACTTTAGGGGTTACTGGTGCGTCTACGTTAGATAGTGCTGCAGTTACAAACAACGCTACAGTAGGCGGTACACTAGGAGTTACTGGAAACACTACTGTAGGCGGTACACTAGGAGTTACTGGAAACACTACTGTAGCTGGTACTTTAGGTATTACAGGAGCATCTACATTAGATAGTGCTGATGTTACAAACAACGCTACAGTAGGAGGTACGTTAGGGGTTACAGGTAACAGTACGTTTAGTGGTACTCTCGATGTTACAAGTAACACTACTGTAGGTGGTACTTTAGGTGTTACTGGTGCTACTACTGTAGGTGGTACTTTAGGTGTTACTGGTGATACTACTTTTTCTGGCGGTGTAAATGTAGGTTCAGATACCCTTGAAGAGTATGTTCAGGATACTGTAGGTGGTATGGTCACAAGTAATACTGAAACTGGACTTTCTGTTACCTACGATGATACCAATGGCAAGTTAGATTTTGCATTGACTAAAGACCCTGTAATTACTTTAACAGGTGATGTCACTGGTACTGGTACTATGACAAATCTAGGAAACGTTAGTATTGCCACTACTGTAGGTTCAAACAAAGTTGCTTTGGGTACAGATACTACAGGTAATTACGTAGCAGGTGCTACTGCAGGTACAGGTGTTTCTATATCAGGTACTGCTGGTGAAGGTTGGTCGCCTACTATTTCTATTGGTCAAGCTGTTGGTACTACATCTAATGTTACGTTTAATGCAGTAACAGCTTCTCTAACAGGTAACGCATCATCAGCATCTACTGCTGCAGCTTTAACGGGTAATGTTACAAAATCTGGTAGTTTTACTGTAGATGCTTCTAGTGACATTAAATTGGATGCTGATAGCGGTAATTTTTATTTTGCAGATAATGGTAGTACAAAATTAACATTTGTTGTTGATGGTGGTAGTGGTCAAACAATTAGCTCAACTAACAGTCTTGTAGTACAAGGTGGGAACGCCAGTAATGAGAGCCTTACTTTAACAACTTCTGGTAGGATGAATTTAAATGCATCTGGAGCAGTCTTTGGTACTCAAGCAGGCATTGCCTTACAAGGCACTGGCGCTCAAAGGGGTGTTATTGATCTTAGCACTGCATCACAAATAAGTTTTAGGGTAGGTACAGGAAACTCACCTAGTGAAGAGCTTAGACTTACGACAAGTGGCGTAGGTGTACTTGGTGGATTACGTGTTGGTGATACAACCGCTCCTACTGATAATGATATACACGCTGTAGCTGATATAAGTGCAGGAGGCTCCTTTAAACTCACTGATGGCGCTTCAGACTGGTCGTTTGCGGTAGATTCAAGTAATAACCTTGTTATTAAGTATGGTACTAATACTGTCTTTAAACTCAGTACTGCAGGTGCGCTTACTGTAGAGGATAATGTAACAGCGTATACTGTTATATAAATGGATACTTTAACACCAGAAAAACTAGAAGCTATGCTAGATAGGGCTGCTAAAAAGGGTGCTAAACAGGCTCTGTGTGACTTAGGGTTATCTGATATGGACGCAGCTAGTGACATTAAAGAGTTGCGTAGTTTGTTAGACTCATGGCGAGATACTAAAAGAAGTGTGTGGAAGACACTAGTACAACTAGGAACTGTAGCAGTACTTACATTTATAACTACTGCATTATGGATGCAAGTGGGAAAATAAATGATTGAAGTACTAGCACTTGCTGGCGCAGTAACTAAGATAGCGGGTGCCGTTAGTTCTGCAGTTAAAGCTGGTAGTGATGTAGCTGATCTACTACCTCACTTTGGTAAACTAGCTAAACTTGACTCTGAAATACAACTGGCTGAAAAGGGTAGACATAAAGGCCCATTAGGTAGACTATCATCATCTGAAGAAGAAGGTTTCGCTATAGCCCAAGCTAAAATGAAACACAAAGAATGTATGGATGAATTACGTTCAGCGTGTCAGTTGTATGGACCACCAGGAATGTGGGATCTAGTTGTAAAGGAGCAAGCAGCAGCTAGACAAAGGCACAAAGAAGCATTAGAGCAACAGGCTGCAGCTAGAGATAAATTATTTTGGGGTTTATCATTGACAGCAGGTGTACTAATATTTATAATAGGCTTAGGCGCTATGACATGGGGATTAAACGAAGTAGTAAATGGATAATAAGGAAGTAACACAATGATGCAGTTTAAAGGATTTAAACCAGATGCAATGAATCGTATTGCAGGTTCTCTTGGCTATACAGGAGACATGAATAACTTTGACCAATACTTACAGGGTAATCCTAGTGCCATGCAAAAAATGGACTCGTACCGACAGGCAGCTATGGCTATGGCTAAAGGTGGTATGGTTAAAAAATACAATGAAGGTGGGGATGCTACTGGTGATGATGATGATGTAACTCTGCCCGTAGAGGACACTGGTAAAACTGTTGCAGAAGTTACTGTTGATAGACTTGAAGACCCTACAGGTTCTATGCCAGACAGTACCGTTGTAGACGCTGTAAAGGTAGAAACTAATGACAACCAAACAGTAGGTGATACTTCAGGTCAAGTAGGAGAAGCTGAAACTGGAACAGTATCTACCGTAGACACCGTATCTAAAATTGACGCTGTAGATCCTAGAGATCCCGTTAAAGTTGAGGCGGTTACTACTGCAGATAAGGTTGATGAAGAATCAAAAGTTGATGTGGTTGAGGGTGAAGTATCAGAGGGTGCTAAAGTAACCGCTGAACAACAAACAGAAAGCTCTGTATCTGATTTAGAAGCTGAACAGGGTGAAGCTATTCTCATGGAGAACCCTGTACAACGTGAGATAGAAGACGGTGAACTTATATCAGGAGCAGCTAATGCAGAGAAAGCTGCTAAGTTTACAGAAGAAGTACAGGCTGCAACTGCTACTCCCTCTGAGAAAGCTACTGTACAAGGACAGCTAGGTGAGTTAACTAAAGACTTTGATGCCAACAATCCCCCTGCATGGGCGGCGGGTGCACTACGAGGTGTTATGTCTAAGATGGCTTCTCGTGGCATATCTGCATCTAGTATGGCGGGTCAAGCTATGGTTCAAGCTGCAATGGAAAGTGCACTGCCTATTGCACAGGCTGATGCATCTACCTTCGCACAATTTGAAGCTCAGAACTTGTCTAACCGTCAGCAACGTGCTATGTTAGCAGCGCAGCAACGGGCTACGTTTATAGGACAAGAGTTCGATCAAGCTTTTCAGTCGCGTGTTATGAATGCAAGTAAAGTATCTGACGTAGCTAACATGAACTTTACTGCAGAGCAAACTATCGCATTAGAAAACAGTCGTATTGCTAATACAATGAACTTAGCTAACTTAAATAATAAGCAAGCTATGGTTATGGCTGAAGCTGCAGCATTATCTAACTTAGATATGGCTAATCTTAGCAATCGCCAGCAAGCTGCTGTTCAAAACGCACAAAACTTTATGACAATGGATATGGCTAACTTGTCTAATCAGCAGGCTGCTAATATGTTTCAAGCACAGTCTAGGGTACAGAGTATGTTTACGGATGCTGCTGCTGAAAATGCAGCTAATGCATTTAATGCTACATCAGAAAATCAAACTAACCAATTCTATGATAGCTTAAGTACACAAGTTAATCAATTTAATTCAACCCAAGCTAACGCTATTGCACAGTATAATTCAGGCCAGAAGAATGCTATGTCTCAGTTTAATGCTAACGTACAAAATCAACGTGAGCAATTTAATTCTAATAACAGATTAGTAGTAGATCAATTTAATGCTAACTGGCGTAGGCAAGTTGCTACTGTAGACAACGCTACTGTAAATAGGGTCAATGAATTAAACGCAAAGAATGCATTAGATGTATCTAATACTGCCTACAATAATATGTTTAGCTTCTATAATGACACAATGAAGTGGGCATTTGATGCTTCTGAAAATGAAAAAGATAGGATCGCTAATTTAACTATGGAAGAAATGCGTCAAAAAGGATACGAGGATCGTGCTGATGATGCTAACAATTCCTCTTGGTGGAGTGCGGCAGGTAGCCTAGTAGGAAATATTTTAATGGCAGATGCAGATTCTATTGTCGGTAGTTGGTTTTAGTAAGGAGAAATAGTATGAACAACCATAGAACAGCGTACTTAAATGTACTACGAAAGGCACAGGCTAAGAAAGTAGCTACAGGAACTACTTCAGATAAGGGTGGTCTGCTACGTAGAACAATGAAGCCAGAAGAAACTGAGGCTACTAAAGAACCTAGTGAAATGGTTGTTGAATATGTACGTGAAATTAACATGGCAAGAAAGGCACTAGCAGATGGATAAAGGTCCAAGCTTTGATGCACCTGTAGGTGGACAAGGAATGGTAGCTGAGATGGGCAGTATGCCTTGGCAGCAACCAGCTAAGTATGATACAATAGATGAAGCGTTAGAGTTTTACTCCTCTCGTTTACTTGAACCTAAGTTTCAAGAGGAACTGCTTGATGTTATGGAGTTAGGCACACCCCTTGCTGCGTTATCTAATTCAATTCAACTAGGGGGTGTAATGCAGGGGCTGCACACACTAGACGTTGGCATACTTATACAACCAGTTCTACTAGAAATGCTTGCTTTTGTAGGTGATAAGAATGGTGTTAAATACGACATGGGATTGCGTGATCCCGACATCGATCCTGATAAGTTTCCAGATTCCAAGATTGCTCTGGCAGTAAAACGTGCTAGAAAAAACATGAAGGAAGATGATGAGGTAGAGCAGGGTGAAGAAGAAAGCGTAGAGGCTGTTGCTGAAGATGTAGTAGACAGCGTAAAAGGTTTAATGGCTAGGAGATAACAATGGCGTTTAATGCAGGTGCATTCATAGGTGGCTTTTCACAGGCCGTATCAGCACGTATACAAGAGAGCAATAAAGAAGTTGCACGTATACGTGAAGAAGAGCGCCTTGAGCAGCGCATGATAGATAAAGAGGCACGTGCTGCAGCAAGAGCGGATGAGGCAGACAGGCGTACACAAGAACGTGAGTTAGAGTTACTAACAGGACAGTTAGCTTTATATTACAGCCCAGAACAGACTACTAATATACTTAAATCAGGTAAGGCAGGTGCGACGTTTGCTTTAAATAAAGCTGAAGCATACAGTGCAGAAGACTTAGATCCTAGAACAATGTATGAAGTACAGGACTATGAGTTAGAGCGTTCAGAAGTTTCTCCTGTTGCCACATCGTTACGTACTGAGGCAAAGGCTGGACCAGCAGTTACTCAAGGAAGAGCCATTCCTTTTGCAGAAAAGTTTAAGCCTTTACCTAAAACATTAACAACTAAGGCTAAGACATTTGAAGCTAGACTTGTTGAGCTAGACTTTGCTATGTCACAAGCTAAGGATGCGGATGAAAAAGAAGCTCTTGAAAGTATGTACACTAATACACACGAAAAATACCTAGAGTTTAAAAAGAAAAACGATTTAGGTGGCGATTACTTTAGTAAACAATCTTTAGATAGCATTGTTAATAATGCTGTTAAGAGTAAGTTTAGAGGTAAAGAGTTTGTAGAATTAACTCCTGAAGGTCTGATTAAATCTTTTCAGAGTGGTAACGAAGGTGATGTTGCGGCACTATACCTAGATTCTTATTTAGCATTAGAGGCTCGCAGGCGGGCAGAGCCTTGGAAAGATGATGCAGGTGCTAAGACTGCTATTAATGAGGTGCTTAAAGAATATACTAAGTATAAAGCAACTTTAGTCAACAGAGTAGAGACTAATTATAATACAACAGTTGCAGAATTAAATGCAGGTGACGCAGACGATCAAGTCTTAGCTACTCAATTGCAGGTTAATGGTACTGCTGATTTTAAACCTGCTACCAAATCTGATGGAACACCTCGTAGTGTTAAAGATGTACTCGAAGAAAGACAAAGCTTCGATGCTAACACAGTTATACAATATGTCCATGATGGGAGAGTATATAGTGCAGTAAAAACTACTTTTGGTAATTTACTGTGGGGTCATCAGGGTTAATGGAAGATATGTTTGCACCTAAGCTACCGTCTTTTGATGGTGCAGAGGAACAAAGGGATGATGATCTTTTTGAGCCAAGTCCTATTATAGAATCTACTATTGTAGAGGATAGTTTTGCACCTGTAACAGCTACAGTTGACGAGGAAGAGACAGACGATCCCGCAGTGGAAGCTCCTTTATACAAGGCTCCTGATAAAAATATATACGCAAAAGTACAGCAGCAACAGCAAGTAGCAGAAGAGCCAGAGGGATTAGATCCTCGTGTAGACGCTTTGATGAATAAAGACTTTGACTTTGCGGAAGAAAACATAGATAACATTTACGCTACAGCCGTTACTAATTGGGAGCGTGAGCGTGTACTAAAAGATGATAGATACTACAAAGTAGAAGTAGAAGATATTACTAATATACAATTAGGGGATGATGTAAGAAAACCTACACGTGAAGAAGTCCTGCGTGACTACATGATAGAGCGTGAAGATCGTGCCTACATGGTAGACGAAATGATAAAGAGTGATAACCCTATACGTAAAGAGTTGGCATCTACATTAGTAGACCAAGGTTACTCACCCTTAACTATTACATACATAATCGAAGGCGCAGAGTGGTCACCCTTTTTAGGTGCTGCTTTAGGTATTGCTGACATACCTGAAAATGTAGCTAACGCAAGGCAAGCTTACGAAGACGGTGAGTACGGGGTTATGGCTATTAACCTTGGCATTAGTGCAGCGGAACTTGCCTTTACTATAACAGGAACAAAACAAATAGCAGCACCTGTGCTGAAAGGTCTTAAAAACAAGACTACAGGCGCTCGTACTATGGCAGAGATAGAGAAAAACTCTGCTTCTGTTACGGCTGCTAAACAAGCAGAAGCTAAAAAGGTAGCTGACGAAAACTCTGACATTGCAGATCAACTTATTGACGAATACGAAGCCAGTATATCTGAGGCTACTGGTAAAGCTGTTGTAGTTTCAAAGACAGTTAATGGTAAAAAGACACTAGACTTTAATGCAGCTAAAGCACATGGGCTTGAGGTTGCAGAAGATGTGAAGGCTATGCAGGACATACGTGCTGCTGACTTTGTGTCTGATAGAGTTACCGCTGAACGTAAGTATAAAGTAACAGAAGAAAAAGCACTAACTGGTTTAACAGATGAAGCTGATGAACTGGTCAACCCATTACTTAAACCAGAAAAGTTTAATGCTATTGTAGCGGTAGCCTCTGAGTTTAAAAAGAAAAACCCTAAAGCATTCCGTAAAAATGAAACAATTATTGAGGGTCTGTTTAGGCTGACTACAGATGTAGACAGTGGCTTTGCAGACAGTCAAGAGTTGGCTGATGTACTGTCTAAGTATGGCCTGTCGTTTGATGACTATGTGCACATGGTTGTTTCTGGTGGATCAGAAGCTGGTAAAATACTCAATAAGTTATCGCAGATACGTAAGGCTGCATCACTAGATGATTTAACTAGAGCTAAAGAAAAGGTACAGGCTGATAAACAAAACAGATTTGTAAAAGGCTGGCGTCGAATTGAAAACATTCGTCGCGGTGGCATGGTATCTATGGTTAAGACTGCGTTTCGTAACGCTGGATCTGCGGTTATACGTACTCCATTAGAAACACTTGAAAATGTTTTTGATAACATCTTACTTAATATGTCTGATCAGTTTCAAAAGAGAGGTGATATAGGCGTATTAAAGGCTGGCGCTAAAGCGTTGGGTGCTGGTGGTAGAACCCTAGCAAGCTGGGATAGTTACGCTGGTAGTACTCGAATGTTGCAGAGAATGTATTTAAATCCTGTGCTGTCGAAAGAAGTGACAGACTTTGTACTTAAACGCCCTGAGTTTATGAAGCAACACACTAATATGTTTGATCTAGTTAATGAATACCAGACTGCTACAGGTAGAGGTAAAGGTGGTTTCATTGATAAGGGTTTATCTAAAGTAGAAGATGCAGTAACATTACTTAACACGCCAAACAGAATACAAGAATTTACAATACGTAGGGCTGCGTTTATTGGTGAGCTAGAGCGCCTAGTAAAACGTGACTACGGTAAAGATCTGATGGAGCTTCTTAAAGAAGGAAAGATAGATGATCTTATTGCTAACAGTAGTAAAGTTAGACCTAAAGGTGCACCTGCCTTTGAAGAATTAATTGAAGACAGTACCAGAAGGGCGTTAGACATTACGTATGCAAGTCCACCTGAGATACCTGTATTTAATAACATAAGTAACTTCTTAACTCGCAACGGCCTTACTGCAGTTACCACTCCTTTCCCACGTTTCATGTTTAAATCACTAGAACTTATGGGTCAGTACGGTGGTGGTGCATTTAATCCTATGATTAAACGTGCATTTAATTTTGATGGTAAAAAGTTTGGAGATAAGTTTGACCGCAAAGACAGGCAAAATATAGCACGTAACTTAACGGGTGCTTTAGGCGTAATAGCAGCAATACAATACAGAAATTCTGATGACGCACCCACAGACTACAAAGAAATACAAACAGAAGAGGGCACAGTTTGGGATGCTACTTCCTTTTTTCCTATGCGTCAGGCACTATGGATAGCTGAAGGAGCACGTAGATTAAGTGAAGGTACATTTGGCTCTTGGTTTGACGTAAAGGATGTTCAAGAAACTTTCTTGGGTACTGCTGCAAGAACAGGAGTTGCAAACATTTACGTAGAAGAAATACGTAACATCATTGCAAGTGAAAAAGACTTAGTTTCTAGCGAGTCTGCTAAGAAGCTTGTATCAAGAGGAGTTGCAGATTACTTACGTACATGGGCTATACCTCTTACACAAGTTCCTGAGTTGCAGAGGGCTACAGGATACAGACCTGCGTGGTATGCAGATCAAGCTGATGATAGAGCCACACTAACAGAAAGTTATTTAGATGCTTCTTTAGAGGAAACCTCTAGGTCATTTAGACAGGCTGGCTTGACTAATGTATTTACGCCATCAAAAGAATTTGAAAGAGAAGAGCGTGTAGATATATTTCAACCTGATAAAGAACGTAAGGCTATGGGCTTGGGTCTTGTTGCAGGTATTACACAGTATTCAATGGACACCCCATCAGGTGAGTACCTTAAAGACAAAGGTTTCAATGACTGGGAAATGGGTAGCAAATCTAGGATACCATCACGCAAGCGTATTGAGAATTCATTCATGCAAGAAGCAGTTCCTGCTCTTGTAGATATGTCAAAATCATATGAGACAGCACTACGTAAAGAATACTTAAACAGTACAGACCCTGATATGAGGGCTGTAAGAAAGTCTGAAAGTATAGATAAGTTTGTAAACAAACGTATTGTTCCATATCTTAAGGCACAGAAGAATAAGTTTTTAGATTTAGCTAAACAAGTTAGTGGCGCTAGAACAGATCCACTACTACTAGCGCACGAGAAGTTTCGTAAGCTTGACAAGGATACACGTAAGCTTGCTATGAGTGAGTGGATGCGCCAGAATGGTGAACCACCTGAGATGTCAGAAGCAAGTGAAGTCGAGGCTCTAATAGAGCTAGGAAGAATCTACAAAGGCGTACTTAGTAAATAAAAGAGGGGGCAATTAAGCCCCCTTTAGTTTATCGTGTGTCACCACTACCGCCTAGAGTTCCAGATTGTTTTCGTTGCCCTAGTTTCTTTTCATTCTGTCCTGCTATCATACCTAATGACAAGTTCAGATCAGTAGCTAGTGCAGCGCAGTACCAGAGTACATCACCAATCTCACTGGCTATGTCCTCTCGCCATGTGTCAGGCCGCTTATCTGGCCCGTCACGTATAAGCTTCTTTACCTTGTTGGCTACTTCACCTGCCTCACCAGCTAACCCTAACGCAGGGTAGAGGATACGATGTTCCTCTGGATAGATGGCAGTTGAACTTGCGTTACGCTGATACGAATTAAAGTCAGACATGCTGTACTTCTCCTGTAGAAATTTCGTTGCTTCGTCTTTTAGATTCATATTCCTTCTGCCGTTTCAATGTTTCAAAATAGGATTTGCTAAACCCTCGCTCCCATTCCCTGTGCTGCATTGTGTCCTTATGAAATGGGTTAGTGACACGCCCTGCTCTGAAGTCTTGTGACCCCTGATTGTATTGGACACGCAATGGAGCATCGTGCTTACCTAAACCACGTTGCTTTCTCATGTTTTTATTGTTGCCCATCGTACTCTCCTTATGCTGCTTCTTTTAATACATCTATAGGCTTAAGATCACCTATCTTCATTTCGTAGTTATCTCTACGGTATTCTATTTCTCTAGTACCTGCGTAAAACTTTTCACCCTTACGCTTTAGTACACCATCCTTTACGAACCCGTCACGTTCATACGTACCACATACCCACACCTTAGACAAGTCTTTCTTTACGTTTGTAAACACAAAGTAATCGCAGCCTTGTTTTTCAGAGTACTTAAATATTGTAGCTGCATACTCAGGTTTAGGTTTGTAGTTGGTACTCTTAGCCTTTACGTCTATCTTCCTACCATTTAGAAGGATGTCATAATCATATGTGTTGTGGATCTCCCCACCCAACAGAGAATGCACTGCCAGTTCCCCCAGAAAGCCAGAAAGATTGCGCCCACCGTTCATCATTGAACCTTTGAGTTGGCCCATCTCTCTGGCTTTTTTTGTTGCTTCAATAATCATTTCTTCTGTAACTGGTACTTCAATAATCATTTTAAATACTCCTTGAGTTCTGTGTACCCACCAATATGCTTTCCATTACTGTCAAATATCTGAGGTACAGTTTTTATGTTTGCTTGTTTTAAAAGATGCAACAACCACTTGCTGCTGGGTGATTGTACGTTGTACTCCACGTAACCAATGCGATCTACATTTAACAACTCCTTAGCCTTGTCACAGAAGATGCATTCGTTACGTGAAATTACAGTGTACATTATTTTTTATTATCCTTTTTTGTTTCTTCTTTCTTTTCTTCTTTGGGTAAAAGAAGGGGTGCTAGGGCACCCTGACGTTGCTTTAAACAATGTGTCAGAAACTCTAGCCTAGCTAGTTCAGCCGCTACCTGCTGCACCTCTTGAAAGACTTTAGTTTGATCTTCATCAAAGTCATCACTGTAAACATCCACACCATCTATATTTAATTTAGCCATAGTATATCTCCTTCTATGTTATATCTACTATTTCACATGCATCACCAGTACAAGCCATAGTTTGCATTGCAGCGGTGTTATCGTCTTTCTCGTACTCAGACAGCCCAGCCCAATCAATCTTCTTAGGCATAGACTTTAGTAGCACATTATATGTGTCCTTGTCTACGTCTTGGTAGGGTGCCTGTTGATAAGTATGATCTGAGTGTGGCAAGAAAGACACACCTGACATCTCATCAAAGTGTTTGTACACAAACGCACCCACTTCCATCCACTCATCATCACGAACTGAGATCGTAACGCTTGGTTTATGTTCGCACCAATGCCGTTGGTACAATAGCCAAGTCTGTAACTGCTCAATGGCTGTCATGTCGTTACGAGTGATTGACTTACGAGGTGACTTGACGGGGAAACTAAACACAGTAGTCGTGTCTCCCTTCATAACACATGGCTCATTAGGGATGCCTTGATCCTTCATAAACTGTGTCAATGGATCTTTGTTATCACCACGAACAGTACGGATATAATAGGCACTATGGCGAGCATGTATCCCAGAGGCTGAATTAACCAGTTGTGAAACCGTTCCCGACGGTTTAACGCACGTGATTGCAGTGCTATGAGGTATATCAAGAGTGTCAGCAAGTTCAGCGTTAGTATTGACAGCAACTCCACGAAGATGTGCAAGGGTCTTCTCCAATCCTTGGTTTTCTGATGTAGTAAGAGGGTTGTCCATGATACCTGTCAAGGATACTCCAAGCAAACGCTCTTCTTCTGTGTTGTTCTTCCATACTTTACGTAGATAAGGGAAGTTAGTTAAAGAAGATTGTATCGTACCTAATGCAGTTGCGATCCTTACTTTTCGTTCCAAGTCTGCCATTGTATCTGTTGCCCTGATAACAACTTCAGTAAGGTTGCAAAACTGATACGGACGTAGTATGATTTCACTGCAGGGGTTAGTTCCAAACTCGTAGTCAGGGTTACGTCTGCCATACTTCTTCGCTTGATCTTTACTAGCTTGCCTGTTGAATACACCACGCTCTCCTGATTTACTTTCTACCAATGCTTGCCACTCACGCATGAATGTTTCCATGTCAGGCTTCTCTGTATAACTAACTGAATTATTAGCCAACGCTCGCCAAGCTGCAGTCTCCCACCACTGTCCTGACTTAGCGTGACGCATACGATCATCAGATAGGTTAGATAGAGAGATCATAGCACTACGGCGAACACCACCAACCACGACAACCTGACCAATGAAGCACATCAAATCATGGCACTCAATGCTGGTAAGCTTACGCCCCTGTGCATTCTTAAATGTTGTGATAGCAAAGTTAAACAGATCAATCAAGGGTGCTGGGCCACTAGCCCTACCACCAAACACCTTTAGTCTAGCACCTGCAGGACGTACACGAGAGACATCCCACTTAGGGATCTCACCAGCCCAGAGGAGAGCAAGAACTTGACGGAACGCTTTAGCCCATCCTTCCTTACTGTCTTTGACAACGACAGTAGTCTCACTGTAGAACAACTCAGGGATCTCAGGGAGTTTAGTAACGTACTGACGCTCGACACTGAACCCAACACCAGTACCACAGAGCAAGATGTACATAGCCTCATCGAAGGACTTAGGGTCATCTACGGGTAGATAGCTACAGTTGTAGCCAGCAGTGTTATCCCTGTCGAGGGCTGGACCTGCAGTCATCATAGCTCGCATGGAAGGTGCAACCTCTAAGCCTAAGATAGCTTGCTCACACTCCAATGCAAGGTAATGTAAGCTGTCGGGCAGTACCCGCTTCACTACGTTGTCAATGTATCTTCCCACAGTCTCATCCCATGTCTCACGCCTTCCTACGCCTTGTATCCACCTAGCATAGCGGGATTTGTGGATGAACGACTGGTAGTCAGTTGGTAAATAGTTATTCATATTATTATCACTCCATAAATAGTTTCAAATGTTTTACGTCTAAGCCATCAATATCATATATGTATTCAAGAATCAATGCCCTAATTTCCTCTTCAATATTCCCGTCAGATGGTACAGGATAGTCATCTTCATCAAGTTCAAGCGTAAGAAATGTTTTAATTATCATTTCCTACTGTCCACTTCCTCAATCAAACGTTCTATGTACCACTTAGCTTTTTGTAGATCCTCTATTCCATTCTTGTAGTTCCAACGCCACAGATACTTGAAGCTGTTCTGCCAACAGTATGCTTCGTGTGCTGTTACATCAGCATCCTCTACCATAGCTGCCATAGCATCAATGCATTCTATGTTAGATGTATTGTAATGTGGTGGCTTGTTTACTACGTCAACCATCTTTGTCTCCTTTGCTATTAAATAGTACAGATATTACATTGTCTGATACCCCTGCAACCTCAATGGCTGGCTTAACTTCTTCTTCTTCTAGTGCGTCATCTATGTTTTTTTCTACCTCATTCTCTAGTAACCTGCGCACTGCTGCATCTTCTTCCATTACAGGAAGTGACGCACACATCATATGAGACAGCTTCATTAGTTGAGCATTGTCAAAGTCTGATAACGTATTATCATCAGTAGTGCAAGTGCCTACCATTATTTCTCCTGTCCACTCACCTTTTTTATTTAAGAAGGGGCTTAGTCGTATGATGTAATCGTTCTGATCAAAGTCCATAAATATTTTTTCACTACTCATTCTAACTCCTTTTTATTTTCTTTAGAGGGAACTGTATCAAAGGGGGATGTTTGTCCTTACCCTTCTCATGCAGCCATTCCTCTGGAATAATACGATCATGGTACATGAATTTATTCTTTTCGCACCACTGTCCGTATGTAGTCTTAGCACCCTTACTTAGTTTAGCTCTACTACTAGTAAATACAAAACGTATATCCAACTTAGGATGTTGCTTTTGTATCATTAAATGTTTGCGCCTATCGTCTGCTGTAAACCTGCCTTTAGTTTCAATGATAATACCATTCTTTAAAATAAAGTCAGGAGTATAGGTACGGTACATGAGGTCTTCCCATTCTATCTTAATGGCTTCGTACTTGAATGGGTGTCCAAGTTCATTAAGATAGTCTTTGTTTCTTACCTCAAGACCACTCCTATACCCATGTTTTAGAGCAGCAGAGTATTGCTTACCCCGCATTTAGATACGCCACAACCCATTCCAAGGACTAGGCAAACTACTTACAGTAGATACACCCAGTGATCGTAGCTCCTGTCGCACCGCATCTTCTGCAGCCTTACGTGCTTCCATAGCTGAACGTAATCCTGCATACCTAGCCTCGTGTAACTCCTTCTTACGCTCTGCAAGATCCTTTTCCATAGCAGTAATATGATCCTGCATTTCTTTTATTTCATCATCACCTAACATATGTTTCTCCTTTAATCTATGTATGCAACTGTAGGTTTGTTCTTAGCCTGTGACACACGCGATTCAGTTTCCTTCAGACTTTCAAAGCAACTGAACCTATAGTCACAGAACTTACAGCTATCATTGAGAATGGTATTACCCGTTGCCTTACCCCTGAATGTTTCAGGTACAGGGCTGAAGCAACGTTTAAACTCATTACTCTCGACAGTATCAACTGTCTTATTTAATGTAGTGATTTCTTCTTCCATGTCAATAGTATCAGCGGGAACATATTTAATATTTCCATTAGCTTTATTTACTACCCACCAGCCACCAGCTTTAGTGCCTGATGCCTTAGCGTAGCCAGCTAACTGACCTACATATCCAAATGGATCACTGCCCTTTAGTGTATCAAAAGACTCAAACTTGTTTCTGTAACTCCAATCAGAAGCAGACTTAACATCGTCTACGGCACCGTCTATAATCAAATCATACGTGCCGTTTACTTTTGTTTTGTCTAGCTCAAGTGTTACATGTTCTGCATCACGATATGATACACCTGCTTCCTTTAGGATGCCCTTGAAAGCAGCCTCAACTATGTCTCCTAGCAACATGTTCATTACAAATGTGGTTGGCTTGGGCAACGCAGTCTCTGGCTTGTTCTTCTCAAACCAAAGCTGACAAGTTGGCCTACCTATGTTAGACATACGTAAGCGAAACTTGTCACGCCTATTGCCCCCACCAAACTGTTTACGCATAGCTTCCATAACCTCTGCACCTACTTGTTGGATGGTATCCTCAGACATAGAGGACTCACCCTTAGTTGCATTGACTAAGTAAGAATGAATAGACAGTTCAGCAGGATGGTTCATTACACGAACTCGTCAGCGTCGATGTCAACGAAAGAGTCTACAAGCTCTTCGTCAACGTCATCATTCTTATGCTTGTTCTCATCCCAAGCACCTAAGATGTACTCGTTGTAGTTTGAAATCCAAGCTAGGAAGTTAGCCAACGTTTCCTGTGAGTCACTATCTGCAATGTCGATAGTGTTTGCAGCATCTAACTGCACGTTAGGCAGGTAGAAGCAATTACCATTAGGTAACTCACGCTTCTCTGTGGTAGCAGTGAAGGTGTGCTGCGGTGGTAGACGCCGCATTTTTGTGAGTTGAGTAAAGATGCCGCCAACTGTTTTGAAGGCGTCACGATTCTCAATCTCCCAGATGAATGGGCTAGGCGAAAGTGTTACGCTGTTACCATCTTCATCTACAGGATCTACAAGTTCTACTGTGCCAAGCAGAACACGTGCTCGTTTGATGGAGCGAATAAGATCCTTCATCGTGTCAGGCAACGCAGCGAAGTCTTCAATCCAACCAGAAGGTTTACCACAGTTGAAGCCGCCATCGTTGTCCTTCATGTCGCTGTTAAGGTCATTAGCCATAACAGTTTTGACATAACGATTAGGTGAGTTATCAGTGCCCATGATGAAACGCTTGTACATAAAGCGTTGTAGGAATGGACGAATGATTGCGCTGTTAGAGTAGTATGTCTGATCTTCTGGTACTTCTAGTTTGTATGTACCGCCATCGACTACCTCAACCTTTACCATCTTACCCTTGACTTCCATCTCACCCATCAATGGGTTGTGGTGGATACGCAAACGAGGAAGGTTGCTAGACTTCTTCTTTTCAGAGGAAGGCATAGCGGTTGACATGCCCATCTGTTGGGCCATTGCTGCATAGTTATCTGTTGCTGTTGTTACTTGTGTCATGTTTATATTCTCCTATATTTCATTTAAGACAGACGGTGGTTATATCACACTACGTCTTTTGTGTCAAGCCAATTTGGGCCTATCTTTGCTTCTAATAATAAGGGTACGTTGAAGTCTATACCCCACTTCACATTGACCAGTTCTGCTAACCTGTCGTTGGCAGAGTTGATAATGCGTAGCACTTTGTCCTCTTCATCTGGGTGTACATCTATCACTAAGGAATCGTGTACAGAGTTTACGACACATGATTGCATCTTGTTAGCTGTAAGCATCTTGTCTACATATATCAGAGATATAGGTACGATGTCAGCGGTTGCGAACGATTGCACAGGATAATTTTTAATCTGTGTGAAAAATGTCACACCCCCATGCTTACGTCTGGTTACATCTGGGAATGCGAACTCACGTCCAGATGGTGTAGTGATCTTGCCTGTGTTGAGTGCCTCTTTAGCTAGAGCCTGATGCCACACGCCAATACCTGAGTACTTGGTAGTGAACTGATTGTAGTATGCAGCCTCTGCCTTAGATCTACCAAAGCCACTTGCACCATACAGGGGTGCGAATGTGTGAGCCTTAGCTTCCTGTCTGGTCATAGGCTGACCCGCCTCGCTGATAACCTTGGCGGTGTAGCTGTGAACGTCGAAGCCAGTAGACACTTCCTTGATAGCCGTATCGTCTTGCGCTAGGAATGCAGCAACACGAAACTCAAGCTGCGCCATGTCAGCCTCGATGACTTGACCGCCTTCCCAACGTGAGATGAATACACGCTTTACTGGGAACGTACCGCCACGTGGCATGTTCTGCATGTTAGGATTGCGGCCTGACAACCGACCAGTAGAGGTGCGGTGCTGCTGTAAGTTTACGTGCAGCATACCATTAGACTTAGTAAAGTCTTCGATGC